TTGCGAGTACACTGTATAGCATCAGCGTTTTTCTGGTGTATATCTCCTTTCAATATTTCATTAGACATCTCTTCATCTCTACCAAAGTGAGCTACAACTCTTGCTTGATAACCTGCGCCATCAGCTGATATTAGTACTTTATCTTTAGCAGATATAAACATAGAACGTATATCACTACCGTAAGTAGCTTTAGGTGAAGGTATATTAGCAATGATCTTGTGTGTTTGTCTACCCGTAGCAGCACCAATATCAATTACATCACCATATAATCTTCCATTATGTATATGTTCTTTCCAGCCAGTAAGTATACTGTGTCTAGCTCTGAGAGTAAAGTACTTATCAATATCTTTACCTACATCTCCTAGTTTTATTAAGCTATCTGTAGTTAGTTTAGGACTTACCTTATGAAACTGTCCGTTTATTTTCTTCCAGTTCCACTGAGTTGGCTCCCACCCTATAGTATACAAAAATTCTTTAAGATGTTCTTGATTACCTAGTCTTGCTTCAACTGTTTCTTTACGTTGAAACTCTTCTTCAGGTTTTATTGGGGGACTATCAGATAAAGCATCAGACACATCAACATAGCGCCCAAGATAGTCGCTGAGTAGCCTTGCAGAAACAGCGGTGTATTCTCCGTTCTTCTTGTATTTAGCTGTCTTCGGTTCTTTATCAATTGTAATTGTGAGTGTTCCAAGTCCTGGTTCAACTCGTTTTTCGATTTCATTTAGTTCGCCTTTTATTTTAACTATAGTACTGTCTAATAGTTCTTCGTTTATTTCCCAACCATTTTTTATTTGCTCACTAGACCAGTAAGCCATTTGATGTTCGATATTAATAGCATCATCGTAGTTAGGGTTAGTCTCTTTAATTTTATCATACTCTTTCATAAGCATGTTATATACTGCTATATTAGCATCAACATCTGCTATACAGTATTTTACCATCTCATCAGAGTAATTATCAAAGCCACCATCATAATCCATCTTTTGTTCTTCTCCTGCTTGTATAGCAAGAGCCTTAAGACTATGTTTTCTAAATGTTTTCTTACGATGGAAGTCATTTAGCCTTGAGTATATTACCGTATCAATTATCTTGTTACGATCTATAGCATATCCAGTTACTTTTTCTAACACAACACGATCATATCTCATACCGTTATGTGCTATAATTCCTGTAGCCTCATCTAATAATTTAAATGATTCAGATAAGTCAGGATAACCTTCAACATAGTCACTGAATATATGTAACTCTTTTGTTTCTAAGTTACGCATTACTGAAACCCATATTGTGTCCGCTACATCTTGGAAGCCATTCGCCTCGATGTCCCACGCATATATTGTCATAGTGTTTCCTTTAAAATAATAGTTCTATTCCGATAACAACACCAGGATTAATGTTGTTACCTTTCTTTTCAAAGCCAGGAGTTAATACTAAGTTCATATTATCTCCCAGCTTATAGCCAAGTCTAGCATAAGGTAAAGTTTCTTTATAAGAGTAACCATGCACTATTCCACCTTCAACAAAGGTTTTATCAGTATCATATCTAAGCCCTAAGTAAGGACTAATATTACTTTCACTGTTAAGAAAAGCTCCAGCTACAACTTGGTTCTTCTGTACTCTAACATGAGGATGTACCTCATTATAAGAGTTATAGAAACCTAAGTGCATAGTAAATACTATACTGTATGCAACTAACAATTTCTTTTTACGAAACATTAACTCTACGACGGTTATTCTTTATGAATGATACCATCGTTTGTGATATATTAAATCTGTATGCAAGTATTTTCTGAGGTATAGTAGTTTCTTGCGATAATTTTCTTATCATTTTAACATCATAGTTATCTAGTTTCCAATAAGTCATGTTGGTTTTCCTGTCTCTTTAGGGATGAATTTAATACCGGCAATGTTACCATTATAAAATTTTGCTTTATTATCATCATCTTTCATTGTTAATACGTCTAACTTATGTTGTAGATTAGCTTCACCATAAGATAGTCCGCCTCTAGTTTGATATAACCTTAATACTAAGAATGAAAAGTTATCTATACCATTTCTAGCTATATCTAAGTTAAGTTCGGCTGAAGAACCTGTATAGGTCTTCCAATTAGTTTCAGTACCATACTTATAGTTAGGTACTTTAACCCCCTTTCTTTTATAATTCTTTTTACCGCCGTGTAAAAAGTTTTTCTTGCCTACATAGTACTTGTCATCAAGGATATTATGTATAGCATAAACAAAACCATGAAGGCCCACTGGAATAATAGGGTTATTACTAATCCAGTGACCTTGATCTTCATGGTTACTACCCGAGTCTATTAAAACTTTTAGGTCTTTATACTCCATCGTAGTACTCTATTACAGAATCAACTGCATCCTGTAAATCATAATGTACTTCTGTAGCATAAGTGTAAATGAATGGATGTTTAAACTGATCAGGATCTACAAGTGCTATTATAACCTTATCCCAATGATAAGCTTGAGCTACTTCCATAACCGTACCCCATTTCTTTCCAGGCATAGAGTCTCTTAAATCCGCTAGGATTACTCGAGATCTCTTTATATCTAGCAAGTCTTGAGCTGTGATACGTTTAAGTTTATTGTAAGTAGAAATACCATCATCCGCTTCTTGATCGTGAATAGGTGTACGTCTTGTAGGATGTAAACATTTAATGTCACATTCATCCAAACATTGTTCTACGTAATCACGCCAGTTATTCATATCTGAAATACTAACGTGCTCCATTGCACCTGCGGTATAAACATAATCGTCTTTCATTACTTAGTACCTTTCTTTCTTAAAGTAAATCTGTTAGCCCAGAGAACCTGAGCCAACTGAGTAGTGTAGTAACTAACGTTATACGAAGGAAGGATCCATACAGACCCGTTCCTTGTATCAACTCTAATTAATTTACTATCCATTAAAAGTCTTCACCTGCCCCTTCATAAGCAACATAGTCTGTTACTTGTAGAGCTACTAACATAGCTGAAACACCTGATTTACCACCGACATTCCAATCATAAGAGAATAATTTGATGTGACCTTTAGAGCCATTACCCATATTCTTTATCTTACTTGGAGCCATTTCCTCTTTATCTAAGTCAATAACTTTAGGTGGATCTTGTTCTTCTCCGTTAGCTTTAATTGCTTTACGTTTAATGTTAGCATACCAGGTTTTGTTCTCACCTGTCTTCATCTTGATACCGCTACTCTCTAGTTGAGCTTTAGTTGCTTCATTATCTGTAACAACTTGTACGTCCCACTGGAGTGTACCGAAGGGAGAATGTTTATCAACTAGTTTAGCCCAGTTAAATGTTACGTCTCTTACTACCATTACTTGATTAGCCATTATATTATTCCTTTTTTAATGGATTGTTATTGTATCAGAATGTAGTTCCACAATTATTTGTAGTACTATTTCTTCTACATTATCAGAGTTAACCTCATTGTTAACACTAATTTCGAATAGCTCTGTCATTACAAAGCTAGTTTTATCTTCAAAGACATCCCAGAATACTGGGAAATCTTGGTATCCGTTTACTGACAGATACTTATAATTAGCTATGGGGAATCTTACATTATCCCTCATCTTGCTTCTTGATTACATCAACAAGGTAATTAGCATACCATTGTATCTTTAATGCGTCCTGTTGTTTAGCATCTTTCTTACCTAGTCTTATACTATACTTAAGTATCTGACCTACTAAGTGTGACTCAATACCTTTGTGATGTGATAAAATATACTGCATTAGATCCATATACTCTAAACCTTCAGGGTAATTACCTGGAGGTATTACTTTGTAGTGAGCAGGATTTATAATACTATCTTTAACTCTTTCATTCATGTCTTTAAAGTCGCCATGAAATTCTGGTCTTTCTTCAGGATCTAATCTCATTAGTTCTCTTCCTTTCTCTCTATCATAAGTTATTAACTCATCCATAGTATCCATTCTTTCTGTTTCAGTTCTAGCGTGCATTAATCTGTGTACTATGTTAGCACGATTCATTTGAGTTCCTTTCTAGGGAAATAGCGTTCCCTTTTAATAATGGACTATACATTTAGATGTTAAGTCCCTTCATCATAGTACGTTTCTGTCTTGCTCGCATGGTACGTTCAGCCCATGTTTCATCAGCACCTAACGCCCATATCTTATCGTCTTGATTTGATACAGATAATATTAGATCTCTCACCTTAACTATCTTATCCATACGATCCATTACATTATGCCAATTAGCTTTCTGCATTTCAACTCTTGTACCTGTAAGTTGTAATACCTTAACAAAGTAAAGTGTTCTATTACTATCACTAGAATATTCTTCAGCGGATATAGTAAATGCTCTGCTACCTTGATACTCTAGTATCTGAAAACCTTTATCACCAACAGTATCAAACCAATTTTTATCTACTATTATATTAGGTCTATACCTTACAGGATCTGTATGAGTTATTTCTTTATTAAAGGTTGCTTTCTTATATGTATCATTAACATAAGTGTAATGCATTCTATACATAAAGTTAGAGTCTATGTGTTGTATCTTTCTGTTAAGGTTTAATACTTTATCTTGATACTTAGATCTTAATACATCCTCTTCTGTTTCATTAACTTTGTAATTAAGATAACAATCTTTCTTTAGTATTTCACAAACAACATCTGATACATGTTTACTTATCTCAGATTTAATATCACTCAAACCATTGTTATGATTAGCCATTTCTTTACTGTAGAACCTAGCCGTTTGATAGCTGGGTCCATAGCTAGAATAACTATAATAACGGTTATCATTTGAATTATTAATTAACATATTTAATTCAGCAGTAACACTACCATTTTTAATTGCATCATTAAACTTTTCAAATATATCTGACTTACATTTATCAACTAGATTTTTATAGTCATACTCTATATGTTCGGTTATATTGTTTAAGTAATTTATTAAACTATAATACCTATTAGCTTGATAAGATAAAGAAACTTTATTAACTGGAGCATCTTCATCTACATAATATTCTTTGGCTAGTTCTTTGTAGTTACTAAACATTGTTATATCCTTTCGTGTTTAGAATTTTACAGACACAAGTGTGCCGTAGGGGTTTTCAGTATTATTACCTGTTGATAACCATAATACAGGCTTATCTGGTTCTGTAGGCCAGTCCCAGAATTCACAGTCTGAGAAACAGAGTATAGTTTCTGTTTCAGGAAGACATTCTTCTATATATTTAAAGCCAGGAGACATATCAGTACCTCCACCTCCTTGTAGTTCTAACTCAGTTATATCTTCGTAAGGACTGAAGGTAAAGCATGTAGCAACATTAGTATCTACACATATAACATGCATATTAGTTGGCTTTAAACTTTCATTTATTGATTGAAGCTCTGATAAGAATACTTCTCTTTCTTTCTTAGAGACTGATGCCGATGTATCAAGTATTATAGATATAACACCTAAGTTTTCTGATATCATAGCTGGCATGTACATATCTAAGTCAGATAACATCTTACGATTAGGTCTTTTCCAAGAAGCATCTTCAGGGTTTCTGTTAATAAGATAAGTAGTTAAAAACGATTTCCAATTGACTTGTGGTGTTCTAACATTCTTAACTAGTTCTTTAAGTGTACCATTTATTTCCTGACCAGCTTTCTTAGCTTCTTCAGCGGCTGAAGCAATCATTTGTTTTACTTCATCTATAGCTGCTTCTCTAGCTTCACCTGTTAATGGCTTACCATTCTCATCTGTCATAGGAAATACACCACCCCATTGAGGCTCTTCATAGTAATCATCATCTATAATATCATATATCTCTTCAGCAGACATACCTTCATATTCAGAGTCAAGTAAAGCTCCTTCAGGTAACTCAAAGCCTTCTGCTTTTATCAGAGGATTTATAGCTAAGTCACAAGCTATATTCCATTTCTTAGGTGTTCTATTACCCATCCGTAGATGATGCATGAGTATAACATGATATACCTCATGTACTATAGTACCTTTAGTCTGACCTTCAGTGCACTTATCTACAAAGTCTTTATTCCATAGTATATTTGAGCCATCAGTACACATGGTATCAAAATCAGTAGTCTCTCTTATATTAAGTTTGAGTGCTGATGATCCATAGAAAGCGTGGTTGGCTACAAGTTGTATTACAGATCTACTTATCTTTGTTTGAGCATCCATATTATTATACTTTCAATTTAAGTTGCATTAATTCATAGAGTTCTTCTTCAGTAGGTATGAAGTTAGTATTCTCTATACGGTTAGTTATTAATCTATTAGCCCATTCTATCTCCTTATCTGTTGGTTCATCTTGATTAGCGGGTATGTAAAACAATTCTTCTTGCATTAACATATCGAGTGTAAAGGCTATTATATCACTTGCTACCAATATCTTTCTCTTTACGCCCAACTATATCATGGGCTAGAACAAACAGTTCTACTTCACTCATATCTTTATACTCTGATTTAAGTTTATAATACTCTTCTAATACTCTAGATAATCTTTCTCTTTCTTTATACTCTGCCATACGCATAGGATCATTATCTATATCTTTAAATTCTTCTGTCATTGTATTAATCTCCATACACCACTAATTAAAACACTTACACAAAACATTACTCCTATAAGAGAGAAACCTAGTACTGACCATGTAAATAGTGTCATAAGCTTTTCTTTCTTTTGTATCTCTTGTTTATGTTTATCTACATCAAAATATTTATCAGTCATTATCATAATCCTCTTCATCATTACACCAACAACAAGGCTCATCACTTGGATATTCCCTACACCAACAACATATTTTATTTAATATTGCTCTCATCTAACTGTCCTTTCTTTAACCCAAAGTCTTTTAAGTTTATTTTGTCTACCACCTTTAGCGCCTGTAGTCTGTCTATTTCTTTGTGCAGTCCACTGATCACCTTCTTTATAAGTACGTATACTAAATACTTCACGCATCCTTTTATTTTCAGCCTTACACACTGATTCATGTGCTAATCTAAGTCTATCTTCTACATCTAACATTATTCATCTCCACTTAATAAGCTAAGTAATCTACGTCTTTTAGTTTTAATTGAATTTAATTCTTGAATTGACTGCTCAATCTCTATTATAGCCTGATCATTAGCATGTACATCTACTTTAGATAGATCAGCTAACTCTGATAAGTTATTTTGTAGAACTTTTAATTCTTTTAATGCAGTTACTAACTTCTTATTAAGAGAAATAAGCTCTTGATTAGCAGTTATATTAGGTATTTCACCCCATTTAGCCATAATACTGTTCCTTTATTTGTTATTAATAGGCTTAATAAGAAGGACCTCATGCCCTCCTTAATTCTTATTGTATAGTTTATTAGAGTAATAAGGCTTTACCTTCAGACATAAACCAGGAGGTTATATGTTTATCTGCCTTAAGCTTTTTATCTCTTTGTAAAGCATCTCTGATAGTAAAGGCCGCAAACTCTTTATTAGATAAGATACTCAGATAATTAACAAAGTTCCTTGATGTCTTACCAGTGACATGTGTAGATAATGCCGCACATAAAGCATACATAACAACACTATCTTCAGGTATATCTTTACAAGTACCATCCAGTATAGCATAAGGATCAGGTATCTTATCAGCTACCCTTAAATAACCTAAGAAGTCAGCTTGAGCTGCCTCCCCTACTTGACCTTTAATAGCCTGATTCCTTAAAGAAGCAGGTAAGCCCATGTTAAGTATAGTATTAACTCTCATCCATGATCTTGGTGATGGACAGGAATCAACTGCTGGATCAAACATAGATAGAAAGTTAGGTCTATTACGTAAGAACCCTAGTATCCATTGATGTAACTTTTTAGTATTAGCATATTCTATAAAGGAATCTAGATCCTCATTGACCTCAAGAAAGGTTACCCTATCTTTAAAGTGAGATGGTAAAGGATTAGTACCAGCCCTATGTTTCATAGCATTACCTGCACACACTATAACTACATTATCATTAAGTTTATGCTCACCTATCTTCCTTTCATTAACTAACATAGCTAACACATTAACATTAGATGTCGGTGCTTGTGATATCTCATCAAAGAATAATATTACAGGCTTATCTTTAGGTGTATCTAACCAAAAGGGTTTCGCCCGATCATATTTCTTATTATCCTTATCTAACATAGGGAATCCAGCTATCTCACCAGCATCATAAGAGGCTAAAGGTACAGTCTCTAGATGATAGTTATTCCTTCTGGCTATAGCTTCAACTATACTTGTCTTACCAACTCCAGGTATAGACACCAACATAGGTACAATGTTATCAGCAAAGTCTCCTACATTGTTGTTATCAAGATTATACTTGACCATAGTTTCTACTATCTTTTCACATTCTTTAATATTCATATCTTATCCTTTCGATATATTAAAGTTACATAGTACTGTAATTACACTGTA